GTTATTGCAGATACCAACGCACCACAAGAAGACCATTGGTGGCCTATTATGTCAGGTGAAGTGCCAGTGCCAGATCATATACCTAGAGAACAGGCTAAGATGCTAGTTAAACCTGATAACTGGCAGTTCTTTACGCAACCACCTGCGATGTCAGAAATACGTGATGAAGATGGAGAAGTTAAAGATTACGAATCAAATAATACTGCTGAAAATAAAAAACACATGATGCAGAATTATTATTCTAATTTAATACGTGGTAAAACAAAAAGTTGGATTGACGTCTATGTTATGAACAGGCTTGGAACAATCCAAGATGGAAAACCTATTTACCCTATGTTTGCACCTGATGTGCACATTGCTAAAGAAGAAATTGCAGTGGCGGCTAATGCTCCACTGTATGTAGGCTTGGACTTTGGACTTACGCCAGCAGCGACATTAGGTCAAAAAGTCCGAGGACGTTGGTTGGTTCAGTCAGAAATTGTAGCGTTCGATATGGGGATCGTTCGTTTTGCAGAGGTTCTTCGTGAGGAAATTTCCACCCGATTCTCTCAGTGTTCTGATGTATATATTTATGGCGATCCTTCTGGCGACTTTAGAGCGCAGACTGATGAATCCACACCTTTTCATATTCTGCGTGGCGCAGGCTTGAGGGCTTACCCTGCTCCGAGTAACTCCGTTGACCTTCGATTAGAATCCGTTTCCTCCCAACTTGGAAAGATGATTGAAGGCAAGCCTGCGTTTTTAATTGATAGACGCTGCCAACAGTTAATCAAAGGTTTTGAGGGTGGCTATCAGTATAAACGTATGGAAGTAAGTGGTGAACGGTACGCAGATAAACCTGATAAAAATATGTACTCTCATATTCATGATGCATTACAATACATGATGTTAGGCGCAGGTGAAGGTAGAGCATTGTTAAATAATCAAAAACCTGCACGTCCTGTTGTTGCATCAAGAAATTTTGATGTGTTTAAAAAGCAACCTGTGAAACAAAGACGACAAGGTTTATGGGCTAGAATGTAAATTGTGCGTTGCATTTTTTTAATTTCTCTGCTTTTGGAAATAATCAAGGAGACGATCCATGTGTTTTAAGAAAAAGAAAAAACCTGTTATAAACCTTCCTCAAGCGTCAGAACCAGAACCACAGGTCGAGGAACAAGCTGCAACAAGTGAAGCAACAACTGTTGTAGACAAAGACCCTACATTATCAGAACAGTTAAAAGAAGATGAACAGCGTCTTGAGGAAATACAAAAACAAGCGTCAGAACCTGCAAAATCTGTTGAAGAACAGCAAAAAGAAATGGCAGAAGCCGCAGGTCTTGCTAAATTAAAAGCTGAAAAAGACCTTGAGATCGAACGTCAGAAACAATTAGAAGCTCAACGTCAAAAAGAAAAAGCTGAAGCAGCAAGACGTGAAGCTGCAAGACGAGCTAGTGTTCGTCAATCGGAAAGACAAAGATCACTTCTTGAAACAAAAAAAGTTGAATCTGCTGCTGTAGCTCGTAGAAGATCGATAGGTGGTGGTCGTGGACGTAGAAGTTTATTAAGGTCAGCAACAGGCGGCATGGGTTTCTTTAGTAGGTTTAGATAATGATAACTGATCCAGTAGCAAAAAATTATCTTGCTCGTTATGAACGTGCAAAATCAAAGCGCACTAATTTTGTAGATGTTTTCGAAGAATGTTATGAATATGCTTTACCTCAAAGAGAATCATTTTATTACGAGGTATCTGGGCAAAGACGTGATGATAAAATCTTTGACTCAACTGCTGTTGTTGCAGTGCAAGAGTTTGCAAGCAGACTTCAATCAGGATTAGTTCCAAACTTTGCAAGATGGGCTGACTTAACCGCAGGTTCGGAAGTACCAAAAGAAGATCGTGATTCTGTAAATAATGACTTAGATGAAGTAACTGAGTATGTTTTTGAGGTACTGCAAAACTCAAACTTCTCACAAGAGGTACATGAATCCTTTATGGATTTAGCTGTAGGTACTGGGGTTTTAGTTTGTGAAGAAGGTGATTCAATAAATCCAATCCGTTTCTCTGCTATTCCATTACCTCATGTAATTTTAGATACTGGACCCGATGATAGAATAGATCACGTTTTTCGGGAAAGAAAAAATATACGATATGATCAATTAAAAATATTGTATCCTAAAGGAATGTTTGATGAACAGGTCATGGCTTTGATGTCTAATCAAGGCGATCAAACAACAACAGTTCTCGAAGTTGTATGTCGTGACTATAGCCAATTAAATCAAGAAGCGTTTATTCATTATGCTTTTTGTATGACAACTAAAACTGTTTTGATGCAACGTTCAATGAAAGGTGTTGGATCAAATCCATTTATTTGTTTTCGATGGTCAAAATGTGCAGGAGAAGTTTACGGACGTGGTCCGTTATTTAATGCATTATCAGATATTAAAACTGTAAATCTAACAGTTGAAATGATTTTGGAAAATGCTCAAATGGCAATTTCTGGAATATATCAAATGGAAGATGATGGTGTAATAAACGTAGATACAATTAATCTCGTTCCTGGAACTATAATACCTAAAGCTATGGGGTCAGCAGGATTACAGCCAATACAAGCAGCAGGGCGTTTTGATGTCGCTCAATTGCAGATTGATAGAGCACAAACAGCTATAAAGAAAAATCTATATAGTGAAATGTTAGGTGATCCCAATAGAACACCTGCATCAGCAACAGAAGTTGCAGAAAGAATGGCTGATCTTTCTCGACGTATCGGATCAGCATTTGGTCGATTGCAAATAGAATTAGTGCAGCCTGTGCTACAACGTGTAATCTACATTCTTAAAAAACAAGGACGCATTGAAGTACCAACAATAAATGGACGTGAAGTTAAAATAAAATCTGTTTCTCCGTTGGCTCAAGCACAAGCAAATCAAGACATCTCTTCTGTATCAAGATTCTTAGAACTTGCTCAATCTGCTTTTGGTCCAGACGCTATGCAAATTTTAGTTAATTCTGAAATGACTGCTGCATATCTTGCTAAAAAGTTTGGTGTTCCAGACACATTAATACGAGATGAGGACGAAAGAAAAGAAATAGTTGCATTAATGCAGCAAATGCAGCAAGGTGAGGCACAAGCAGCGCAACCAATGGAGTAATGCTTGAGTCAAAAAATAAATGTTGGAATCGATGGTATTAATCGTCGACAAGAAAAAGATCGTGAGATCAGTGAGAATATAGCAACGTTGTTTAATTCTGCGACAGGAAAAGCAGTATTGCAGTATTTAAGATCAATTACTATTGAAATGGTTAATGGTCCAAATGTGACAACAGAAGAGTTACGTCACATGGAGGGTCAAAGATACATTGTTGGATTGATAGAAAATAGAATTAATCATGCACATAAGGTGAGACAAGATGGAACAGGAAACAGAAACAGTTGAAGCTGTTGAAGCAACAACAACAGAAACCACAGAAGAAGCACGTCCTGAGTGGTTACCAGAAAAGTTTAACACACCAGAAGATTTAAGCAAAGCATATTCAGCATTGTCTTCTAAACTTGGTGAAAAAGAAGAAGATGTACGTAGTCGATTAATGGAAGAGCTGCAACAACAGGCATCTGAAGGTGTGCCAGAAGATGCAGGTAGTTATGAATTACCAGATTTTGTTGATCCAGAAGAAGCTGTTGATAACTCTATGCTACAAGAATGGGCAGAACATTGTCACAAAAATGGATATACACATGAAGAGTTTCAAAAGGGACTCGAAATGTATATGAATGGGATGGGTCCAGAACCTGATTTAGAAGCAGAGACTCAACGTCTTGGAGATAATGCAGAGGCTAGAATAGAAGCAGCATCATTATTTGCTAATAAATTTTTTCCAGAAGAAGCTCTTTCTGCAATTGAACGTATGTGTGAAAACGCCGATGGTATTATTGCACTAGAAACTATTATGGCTCAAATGCAAGACCCAAGTGTTTCTGAGCAAGCAAGTATAGCTTCTAATTTAAGCGAAGCAGAGCTTACAGAAATGATGAAAGACCCTAAATATAGTAGCCATAATCAAAGAGATTCTAATTATGTAAAGATGATCGATGAAGGTTGGCAACGACTTTATGCAGGAAGAAATTAAAATACTATCACAAGGGGCGTTTTATATGACGCCCTTTCGTGATTATCATATATCTGAGTTTTTAAAGGTAATACATACTGAAACACTTATAGAGCTTTATAATTTAGGCTATGAAAGTATTACTGAAGCTTTGCAAAATGTTGTTAATACGAGTGAATCTTATATCGTAAAAGACAAAAATGGTACAATTTTATTAGTTTGTGGGTTAATACACGATGATGAAACACCACAAATGTTTGCATTATTTAGCACAAATCTTAAAGAAAACTATAAATCATTAGTTCGTAGCTCACGATCACTTGTTTCGTTTTTTCATCAAGCGCACCCTTTAATTACAATGACTATTTCAACAAGATATAATGATATGTTGCAGTGGGCGGCATGGTTAGGCTTTGAGGCTGTTGGGATGTCAGAACATAAAAAAATTAATTATGTTGAATTTGTGCGTTGCAATTCCTCAAAAAATTATGTTTCACATGAAACATCAAGACCCGTAATGCACTGAGAAGCCCGAAAGGATACCTTTGTTGAGGATGCAGAACGGACACTCGAGATGCCCGAAACTTAATAAAGGAACTGTAAAATGGCTAACACTATTGATGTAGCATTTATTAAACAGTTTGAAACCGATGTGCATCTTGCTTATCAGCGCATGGGTTCTAAACTGAGGAACACAATTCGTTCCGCAAATGTGACTGGTAATGTTGTACGTTTCCAAAAAATTGGAACAGGTACAGCTTCAACCAAATCCCGAAATGGGAATGTAACTCCAATGGAACTAACACATACTAATGTGGAAGCAACAATGGAAGACTTCTATGCAGCCGAATACATTGATAAGTTTGATGAAATCAAAACAAATATCAATGAGCGTCAAGCAATTGCTGAATCAGCAGCCGCAGCATTAGGTCGTAAAACTGATGAGCTTATCACTACTGCTATGGATGCAGGTGCTAACTCAACTCAGTTGCATGATACTTCATCTGCCGTTGAAAAAGCAGACTTGCTTTCAGCTTTTGAAACATTCGGTTCAGCAGATATACCAGAAGATGGGCAACGTTATATTGCTATGTCTCCTGCAGGATTTGCTGATTTGTTCAACATAAATGAGTTTGCTTCAAGCGACTTTGTTGGACCGCAGAATCTACCGTTTGCAGGTGGTATGACAATGAAAGAGTTCTTAGGCTTTAAGATTTTTTCAACGTCTGCTGTAGCAGGTGGTAAAAACTTCTGTTACCATATGCGTGCAGTTGGCATTGGCGTAAATGCTGATGTATCAACTGAAGTTAACTATATACCAGAAAAAGTATCACACCTTGCGACATCTATGATGTCTATGGGTTCTGTTGTTATTGATGACAACGGTGTATACGAACTTCTGGATAATAACTAAGGAGTGTAGAGCATGGCTTATAGTGCAGCGAATCTAACTCGTTTGGGCGGTGGTTCTGGTGTTAATCTTTGGCATTATACAACTACTGATACTATTGCGACAGTAAACACTGCTGGTTATTTTAATGATGCTATTGGGATGATTCGTTCCTTAGACCCCATCATTGCAGTAACTTCAACAGGTGGCACACCAGTAATGTCAATTGTTTATGCTAAAGATGTATCATCTTCTGCTATTGACGTAACTGATGGGCTTACGGTCACAGCAACTGACTCAGACTAATGATTGGGGGCTTTTGCCCCCTTTCTCACATTAAGGATTAAAGATGGCAGTTTCCAGTACACCAGCAAGATCAGAAATAGATATTTGTAGTAGAGCTTTAATCCTAATTGGTGCTGATCCAATTACTTCGTTTGATGATGGAAACAATGAAGCATTGATTGCTTCTAATATGTATGAAGATATTGCAAGAGCCGCACTTGTAAATTGCAGGTGGAGATTTGCAACTAATCAAGTTGTATTAAATAGATTAAGTGATGTTCCAACAGGAAGATTTGATGCAGCATACCAACTTCCTAGTGGGTGGTTAATGTCTCATGCTGTTACTGTAAATGATTACCCTATTGAATATCAAACATATGGAGATAAAATTTATTCTAACTCAGCTTCTACAGATGAACTTGTTTTAGATTATACATATCGGGCAAGTGAAGAAGATTGGGCTTCTTACTTTTCTGTTGCAGTTGAATATGAGCTTGCTACTGTTTTTGCGGTTGGGCTTGCAAGAGATCAAGGACTTGCACAGTTAATGAGCCAACAAGCAACGCAAGCTATGATAAAAGCACGTAATCTTGATAGCCAACAACAAACAACTCGTAAACTTACAACTAATAGGTTTATTGCTAATAGGCGAACATAATGCAAAAAGTAAAAGTTCCCCTTACAAACTTTCGTTTTGGTGAAGTTAGCCCCTCATTATATTCAAGAACTGATACTCAAATTTACAATCAGTCAGCACAAAAAGTAACTAACTTCTTTTTGCGATCAGAAGGCGGTGTTATAAAACGCTCTGGTTTAGAAAATATATATCAGTTTGACATAACTGTAGATACTTCAAAGACGCAACAAAGCAGACTACTGCCTTTTATATTTTCTGATGATGAGCAATATATAGTTTCTTTAGAACATCAAAAGATTCGAGTATTTCAAATAAGTCCAACAACAGGGGCTGTTTCTTTAATACAAACTATTACACAAGATATTGATACTAATACATTACCTTTTGATCATGAATATTTACATGAATATACTTATGCTCAAGCAGGTGATGTTATGTTTATTGCTCATCAAACCTTTTCTCCACAGCAATTAGTAAGAACAGGCCTTACAACATTTCAAGTTGAGTCATTTTTATTTGATCAAAACTCTTCTCTTACTCAAATATACCAACCATATTTTGCTTTTCAAACTACTGGTGTAACACTTGATCCCTCTGCCTCAAGCGGTAATGGTGTTACACTTACTACAAGTTCTGCATATTGGGACACTGGAACTGTCTTAGTCGAAGATGTTGCTGACGGTTCAATGGTTGTAAATAACTGGTATATTGTAAAAACCGTTGGGACATCAGACTTTACTACTGTTGGTGCACATTCAAATGCTGTTGGGCAAGTATTCAAAGCAACAGGGGTTGGGGATGCAACAAAAACAGGAACTGTTAACAATGTTAAACAACCTGCTCAGATTGGTGTAACTGTTCGATATAGAAAAAATGAAATAGAAATAACAGATATACAAAGCTCAACAGTTGCGACAGGTGATATACTTGATGAGTTAACAATTACCTTGCTGCCGAACTCTTTAAAAACAGATCATGGTTCTAATAAAGTGCAGGTAACTCAAGTAAATCATGGCTTGTCAGAAGGTGATGCTTTTACAATAGCTATCGCTGATAGTGTCGGTGGTATTTCAGTAAGTAATATAAACGGATCAAGAACTGTTACAAAAGTAATCGATAATGATACATTTACTTTTACAGCAGGTGGCTCTGCAAATGTATCAGAAAGTGGAGGTGGAACACCAACTCTAACAAGCCATGCACCAACAACAACATGGGATGAGCAATCTTATTCTGTCTATCGTGGGTATCCTGCTGCCGTGACGTTTCACCAAAACAGATTAGCTTTTGGAGGTTCATTAGCACAACCCGATTCTATATGGTTAAGTAAGTCAGGACATTTTTATAATTTTGATTTAGGTGAAGCATTAGATGATCAGGCTATTCATGTTACTGCTTCTGTCGGTGAAATACAGCAAATACGGCATCTTGTTTCAAATCGTGACTTGCAAGTTTTTTCAGCATCGGCTGAATTGTTTATTCCTGCATTTCAGAACAGACCTATTACACCTTTAACAACAATTGTAAAAAGACAAACGCCTTTTGGTTCTGGATTTCAAAGACCTCAATCTATTGATGGCGCTACGTTATTTGTTCAAAAAGGTGGTGCAATTGTAAGGGAATATCTTTTTAGTGATCAAGAAGGTGCGTATGTTGCAAATCCAATATCGACTGTTTCATCACATTTAATTAAATCACCTATCGAAATGAACACTATGTATGGTGCTTTATCACGTTCTGAAAGTTATGTTTTCATTTTAAACAATGATGGAACGCTTGCAGTATTTAATTCTAATCGTGCAGAACAACGTGCAGGTTGGGTAGAGTTTACTACTAATGGAAAGTTTCATTCTACGATAACGATCGATGATCGTGTCTTTGCAAATGTTGAATTTGATTTAGGCGATGGCACAACAAAGATTGTTTTATGTGAATTTAACAATTCTTTTAATACCGATATGTCTAAAACATATAGTGGTACAGCAGGTGTGTTTGATGTTTCTGCCGATTTTAATAATGGTGCAGTTTTACATGTAATTGATGGAAATAATTATGTTGGTCAGTTTACTGTAGCGAGTGGCAACATTGATGTTTCTTCAGTAGATAATACTTTAACAAGTGCTGAGATTGGGTATAAATTTGACATAGAGTTAAAAACAAATCCTATTGATGCACAAGTAGGCAATGGTGCATTAACAGGAACACCAAGATCACTGGGTAGTGTGATTGTTGATCTTAATAATACTTTGTCTTGTAGTGTAAATGGTACTGCTCTTGTAATACGAAATGTTACAGATGATCTTTCATTGCAGCAGTCAGCGTTTACTGGCAAAAAGGAATTTAGATTGTTTGGATATAGTCGTGATCCTCAAATCACTATTACACAAAATGCGCCTCTTGATTTACAAGTCAATGGTTTAGTAGCGGAGTTAATATTCTAATGGGACTACCTCTTTTTTTAGCAGCAGTTGGAGCAGGTGCATCAGTTATTGGAGGCATCAAAGCAGGTAAAGCTCAGAAGAAAGCTGCCTTACAACAAGCAAAACAAATGCAAATTGACAGGATGCTTGGTGAAGCACAAGCTGATGAGCAAATGGCAAACAGGTTTGCAAGTTTTAATTATGCTATGGCTGAATCAAACGCTATGTTTCTTGGGGGAATGGAAAGTGCTCAAGAGGCATTTGAGTCTAGTCAGCGTAAAATACTTTTAAAAGATGTTGCTGCAATATCTAGTATGAAAAAACTTCGTAGTAATCAGGCTGCGCTTGCTAGTGCGATAGAAATACAACGTGGTAAAAATGCTCGTACAGCATCTTTTATTAATGCGATAGGCAATGCTGCTAGTTTTGGACTGCAATATACTCAAATTAAAACATAGGATAAATTATGGCTATTGTAAGACAACAACGACAAGTAGGCATACAAAGAATTGGAGTAATAAATACAGATACTGGTGAAGCCAATATGTATCGCAACTTGGCTCAAGCAGGTCAAAATCTTGTAAGCAGTGCTTTACCACAGCTAAAACAAGATGCTCAAAAACGTGGAGTAAATGCAGCTAAAGAAATTAATCGTCAAAATCTGATTCAGTTTAATGATAAAGGAGAACCAAAAGCATTAACTGTTCCAGAAAACTTTGGAAGTATCGCTGCCTCTGCATATCAAACTGTTATTGAACGTAGATTTAATGAGTCAATGACAGAAGAGATTCAAAATAAATCTAATGAGTTTTTAATAAAATTTGATGATGATCCTAATGGATACTCTGAGCAAATGGGTGCTTATCTTAAATCTATGGATAAAGCAGCAGATGGTCGATTTGCTGAGTTTATTTCTGACACTGGCTCTTCTGTTATGGCTGATGCTCAATTAAAGTTACAAATAGCAGCAGCAAAAAAAGCAAAAGACAGTGCTGAACAAACTGCTAAATACAATACATTTAATGCATTGAAACAATATAAAGAAACTTCTGTTTCTGTAATAAATCCAGAATCAATAAAAAATGTATATGCATTAGATCAAAATGTTCAGTCTGCTATTTTACAAGAATTTGAGTTGACTGGAGATTTGGTTCAATTTCATAAGAATAGAGAAACAGCAGACTTAGCTAAAGCAGCAGCTTATACAAATCTTTTGTCTAACAATGCAAAAAATCTTTCTGACTCTGAGCGCAAAATAGTAGAAGCAGCAATTGTAAATAGATCATTTGTTTCTCAAATAGAAGACCCCTTAGTAAAAAACTATGTAATAAAATTACATAACTTAGCGCCAACAAACCTAACAACCTTACAGTCTTCATTTGAGTCAAATGTAGATGCTCTTGAAAGTATTGCTTCAGCAATTGATGATGAATACTTTACTCAAGAATCAGTTATAGAAAGTATTGACGATTTTAAAACAACAGAATGGTCAAGCACTAATGCTACATTAAATGCAGGTGAAAGGCTTCTAGCTAATGCGCCTGAGTCTGCAAAAGAAAAGTTACAAGCAATAATTCTTTCAAGAGTTGCTCAAAGGTTTTCAGTAGAAACAGAAAATTATTTTACCCCTAAAACGCGAGAAGAAAGACCAGAAGAAAATAAAAAACGACTCAAGGCATTAGAAGCTGCTTTATTATCAGCCGATGAGTTTAGTGACGCATTTAATCAGTTAAAAGATGGTAGAGTAAAAGAGTCTGTTAAACGATTATTACAAGAATATAACTTTGATGATAGGAAACTAATTTTACAACAAATTAAAGCATCAGTTGTTCCAGATTTAGAAAGAGAAGAACTCGAGTTTCAAGAAAACGAAAGAGAACTACAAGCCGAAAAAGATGCACTAGAAAGTGAGTCTGATGAATATGTAATAGCACAAAGTGCAAAAATTCAGTCTGCTCTTGATTTAGACAATCCAACTCTTGCTTTTGAATTGTTTCAAGAACTACAGACTCGTACATTAGAAAATAGTAAAGAGTTAGTTATTGATAATTTAAGTACACCTGTTCGCAATAATTTTATAAAATTACGAGAATCTATTGATGGCAAGATAGAGATTATTGATCGTAAAAAAATTCAAAACAATCAAATAGGTAACTATAGCAGAAGTATTCAAAAGATAAAAAAAGCTGAAGATTTTAAAGCTGCAACTCCTATATACGATGCGTTTCAAAAAGAATTAAATACAAATCCTATGGGTTTAAGCGAAAAAACAATTGCACAGTTTCGAACCCAAGCTGATTCTGCTGATCAAAAATTTATTAATGAAAACGAAGCAAATCAAGTAAAAGCAAATGAAAACGCAGCTAAATTACTTAAAGAAGAATTACAAGATAGAGCTGATAATGGTGAGTTAATTACTGCCGAACAGTTAAAAAACGTTCAAGATAAAGCTAAAGAATTAACAGGTGACAATGTTAATTTGTATAATGACCTAAATTCAAGTTTCGAAACCTCTTATGCTCTTGGTTATATTTCTGAACTTCAAAAAAGTTTGGCAGAGCTTACCGATAATAAAGGTATAGCTCCAAGTGTAATGAGAAGAATAATGATTATGTCTTTAGATCAAATAAATGAATTAAAAGAC